TATCGGGCATAGAATCCTCCTAATACTCGCAGTGTAACATTATTACACAGTACGTGTCAACCTGCTACACTCAAAAAAGATAACAGGTCTTTACACTCTTTGGCTCTGCCGCGCAGTTCCTCGGACTCCTCGGACTCCAGCCGGTCGCGGTGGCGCTCGCGGCGCAGGGTCAGCAGCTCAACCACCAAACGCAACGTCTCTTGGTGGCGGAACGGCTCCAGTGTCTCCAGGATTTGCGCTTCGCGCTCTTTGCTCATTTTTCTTCCTCTCGTCGTAGACACGCCGCACATCGGCTTCGGTCATCCCGTTACCAGGGTTAAGCACCTCGGACATCCAAGACAGCATTTTAAACGTGTTGTACGTGCCATCTGGGTTCTGGCACGCATCTCCGAGTGTCATCGCCTCGCGGGGGTCGATCATCGCTCACCTCCTGTTTGGTCCCGCATCTTCCGACGCTTTGCGTCTTCCACGGCGTCGAACACCACTCGACCATCGCCATCTGTCAAGTACCGCCCCTGATCGTCCCATTTGGGGGCGGTCGGCAGCGCCCCTTGCGACTCATGGCTATATGTACGGTGGAGCGGCGTTTTGTAGTAGTCCGTGAAATGTAACTTGCCATCATACTGATCAACAGCGGAGTGAGCACGAGGGTTTCCCTCTTGCATATCCTTCCAAAAACCACGCATGTCGTATTCGTTAAACGCGTCATCTGGGTTAAAAGGGACTTGGTTTTCCTGCACCCATGTCCTGAACGTAGCCTCTTGCTCAGCTGGCAAGGTTGTCCAGTAATTCGCATCCATGCTGGCGTGTTTGCTCCATCTATCTCCGTACTCGTTCGCTCTGGACACATTGGCTGTCAGGGCTTCTGTTTGGGCCGCAGGTATCACTGTCCCGTTTTGCTCCGGCACCACAAGCTCGGGCCCTTGCTCGCCGACAAGGTAAGGCTTACCTTTTTCTACAGGCCCTCCAGCGGCACGCTTCTGGATTTCTCCGCTCGCCCTGATCCCCTGCGTTTCTCGCTCTTTGGTTTGCTGCACCTGCGCAGCAGGGGCTTCTCCCTGATCGGTAGTAGCGGTCTCCAGCAGCATCTTCAGATTCTCAAGCTGCGTGCGGCTGGCGGCGCTGTCGGCGTTGGCCACGTTCTGCTCCACCCGCGACAGGATCTCCTTGATGGTGGCGTCGGCGGTTGCGGCGAGCATCTGCGTGTCCATGCGGCGTTTCTCGGTATCGGCTGCGGCCTTCTCGGTCTTGGCCTGGGTCAGCCCCTGCTCGATCTGGCTGGCCTGCGCCGCCGCCTGCTGCATGTTGGCCAGCACCCGCATGGCTTCTTCGCGGGGAAGCAACCGGTCCACCGGCAGGTCGCGGCTCTTGAGGCGGTCCACCAGCAGCCCGTAGGTGTCGAGGATGGCGCGTTCTTCGGGGGTGAGGGTCTGCACGAACTGGTCGAGCGCGGCCCCGCGCACCTCTTTCGACACCAGCGAGATGGTGCCTTTGCCCCGTGCCTGGTAGTCGCCCTTGATCTCTTCCTTGTCGTTGAACTCCATATTCCACTTGAGCATGGAGCCGATCAGCGAGGCGGTGAACTTGTCGAACGCCCGTACCGTGTCCTTGGTGACCATGTTGGCGCCGCCCATCATCATCGACATATTGTTGCTGGTGCGAAACGCCTCCCCGAGCGGTTGCTGCATCCCGCCCATGGTGTACGCCGGCAGGTTGCTCTCGATGTCGAGTTGCTGGCGCTGCATCTGGATGATGTTGAGGATCTCGGCTACATGCGACTGAGTGGCGATGTCGCGCACTGCTGGGTAGTTGGCCTCATTGCCAAGCCCCTCACGCTCGATGACCTTGAAAGCGTGGATCGGGCCGATGCTCTTGCGTCCTTTGGCGAGCAGTTCGACGTTGACCTCTAAAAGCGGTCCTGCGGTAGCGGACATGTTGTCCATCAGGGCGCGTGTACTGGCGCACAGGCTCATCTGCGAGTCGCGCACCTCTTCCGGCAGACCCACCCCGGTCAAGCCGGAGTCCTCGTCTTCGGTGTAGATGAAGGCGTGGTATTGGTCGGAGGGGCGTTCGCCGAACACCGCCTTGGAGGCTTTGATAATTACGTTATCCACGAACCACACGTCGGCCAGCAGTTCCTGGTCAAGCTCATCGTCCTTGATCTCCACCCCGGCAGCGGCCAGGTCGTGCGCGGAAACGAAGCCGAGCATCCGGTACACCTCGTAGCGGCGGCGCTGGCGGTCGGCGAGATTGGCGGTGCCAGACAGGTTGTGCAGTTCGGCCTCGAAGTTCTGCGCCGTGTAGTTGCCCGATGCGTGGTCGCGCAGGTACTGCTTGATGGCTGAGGCGATAAAATCGGGGCGCTTGGCCAGTTCCCGAAAGTCGTGGCGGGTCAGCACCATGCGCTCGAAAATCCGGTCCTGATCGGACCAGGAACGCGCCGACAGGTCGGGGTAAACATCCCACGCCCGGACATATTCGGGGTACGGACGCCGCACTTTTTTGGTCTTGGCCTCGTAGGTGCCGGTCTGCGGGTCTGGAGTCCACACCCGCTCGGTCTGCGAGCGCACCATCGGGCCGCGCACCACGCCGAAACCGTAAATGTAACCGCTGCGCACCACGCGCTTGGCCATCTGCGGGTAGTCGATGTCGGGGTCGGCGAGCTGGTCTGCTATCTCCTGCTCCATGGCGTCCTTGCGCTGCTCGGCAAACGCCCTCACGGCCCTCTCGATGTCCGCGCTGTCGATCGGCATGGGCTGGCGCTGCTCCTGCTGGGCGGCCAGCATCTCCTGCTGGCTCAGGGTGTCGATGATGTTCTGCAGATCGGCCTGCGGGATGGACGGCGAGGGTGTGACCGCCAGTTCCCAGTTGCGCTCCTGCGAGGGGAACATCATCTCCATCAGCTTGGCCACCCCACCCTTGACCTTGACCCGCGTATCGCGGGGGTAGACATGCGAGCGCTCCTCCGGGATCAGGGCAGCTACCTCCGGGTCGTACTTGCCCAGATATTGGCGCAGGTTGCGCAGCATCTGCTGCTCGATCAGAACGCGGTCATTGATGAAGGCGCCCAGTTCCTGCTTGGCAAACGCCCCGAGTTTGGCAATACCTTCTTGATTGATGTTCATTGGCGTTCTCCGTCGCTTTTAAGTGCTATTTTCGGCCATATATCCTTCATGGCCCATTCGAGGATATACGCCTCGACTTCTCTGTTTTCATCTCGTATGCCTAAGAATTCAACTGTCGCAGACGCAAAGTGGTGTACTTCATGCACGAACACACCTAACTCTGGTTCCTTGAGCCATACAAAAGACCCACACTGACATCCGCTTCCTGTAGGCACCTCGTCGTCCGCCCCATGCTCTTCACACTTCTTCGTGAATTTGACCTTTTCCTTCTCCCCTACGAAGACCCACAAGGGTGTGTTGAACAGCGGCACTCGGCTTTTTAGGAGCATATCAGTACCCTTCTCTTTGCGCGGGGCGATAGGTTGTCGTATGGTCAAGAGGGTTGAAGTTCTCGTAGGTCACATAGTCGGACGGGTCGTACTTGCCGGAGAGGTAGAACATATCGAGATATTGTCCCGCCTCAATCAAATGTCCCCAGTCGTTCTTCTCGGGCCGGTCGGCGAAGTTGCCGGACTGCCTCAACTTCGGGTAGCGATACTTGCTGCGCAGCCCCTCGATGTAGCGCTTGCAGGACGGATCAATCAGCATCAGCGGGTCGCCCTCGGGGTATTGGCACAGCATCTGCTCGGTGGCCTGGATGCGCACATCCGGGTCGTTGGTGTACGCCGACCGCACCTTGGCCCCATCCGACCCAAACGCTTCCTTGAGTACCTTGAACGCGGACGACTCATCTGAATCGGCACGTCGGCTCCCAGCCGGGTCGCCGATGAAAATGAGCGGGTTGTTCGGGAAAAAGTTTTTGATGATCGGCCGCAGATAGTTGGTAACAAACCGTTTCATGCCCATGTCAAAGGCTGCGGCCTCGCGCAATACCCGCACCCGCCCATCAAGCCCCATCTGCTTGAACACCGCCGCAGGAGTGAGGCCTGTGTCAAACCCGATCCCGATGGGCAGCGACGGGTCTATCTTGAGAGGCGTGGGCGAGACGTGGCGATCTGCCTTGAACGTGTTAGCGTAGACCGGCTTACCAAGCATGGACGGCGAGTAAAGGCCGTGGATGTAGGTATCCACCCACGCCTTGGTCTTACCTTTAGAAAGGTCTTCGTAATAGTTGGGCCGCAAATTTTCCTTGTTCTCGGCCTCAGGAGAGAGTCCTGAAGGTTGTTTGAAGCTGTCGCAAAGCATGACGGACTCCGGGTTGTCTTCCTCCAGCGGCAGATGTTCGGCGATTTTGTACCATACGGAGTCGATCTCCGGTGGGTTGGTGTCGGCTAGCAGGAAGCTGCGATACTCAGATACATCGCTGCGTCGAGGATACCTGCCAATACGCCCCATAAGTGCTTGGACGATTTCAAGAGGGATTTCCCTTGCTTCGTTAAGAAATGCAAATGTTACTTCGAGGCTTAAGACGCGCTGCACGTCTTCCGGAGAATCCAGCGGCCGGAACAGTATGTCGCACTCCACATCGTTGAACCGTATTTCAAAGGTTTTAGCAGACTCTTTCCACCTCCCGAACACGCCTGGCTTTACCCATTCCATGAACGTCTTGATGGTCGTGTCGGCCAGCTGCTGGTTTGTGTTACGCACCACCACACCGCGGGAACGGCGTATGCCATCTTTGCACGGAGGTATCTGCATAGCCTGGCGAAACATCTCGATGATGCACGCCACAGATTTCCCGCCCCCAATGGGGCCTTGCAACAGACGGAAAAACGCCTCGGACCGCATGAACGCCGAGCAAGTTGGAGCTGCTTTATAGTCAAGGTGCGCCATAATTACCTCTTACTTTTTCTCTTTTTGGGTGGCGTACTTAGTGCCTTCTCTACACCCCACTTCAAGGTGAGAATGCGGTCCGCCAGTGTGTGCCTGCTGATACCTAGGCGCTCTGCCCAGTCGGTCAGTGATAGCGACATCCCGTTATATGTGTACTTAACCGCATTCTTACGTCTCGCACTGTTCTCCTTCCGCCGCTGGCTAGGGCCTCCTATGGGCGCAGTGGCGGCTTCCTCAACACTCCACCCACGCTCTATCCTCTTGGCCAGCGCTGCGTAACTGAGGCCCACCTCTTTTGCAAGGTCTGTCAACAACCACTCTCTACCGTCGTATTGCACGACTAGGCGGTATGTAGGGTCTTCATAGCGGTTGGGCGTAGAAAACGCCCGATCCTTCCCCAGCTCTCTTACCCGACGCGCCAACGTATCTTTGTCCCACCCAAGTTCTTCCGCCCACTGCAGCATGGTCTGGCTCCGACCGTTAAACTCATAGGTTGCTACATCGGTTCGAGAACGTTGCGCACGGCTTTGTGTTTTACATTGTTCTGGTGTCCGCTTAGCTCCGGTCCTCGTCTCGCTCATCTTTCTGCGGGATTCCTTCGTATGCTTCAGTCCGGTTTGATTCCCTGCGGTAGGAGCACAGTTGTACCCGTCGGTATACCCTTTAAGCGTGTCTATGGCTCGCTGTTCATAGAACAGAAGATCGCTGGTGGCACAAATAAGCATTGGCTCAAAAACAAATGCCTTCGGTCCGTGCTTCCTCCAAGAATTTTGAAGTTTGACGGAATGGTGCCGACCTGCCTTTAATTGTCTTTTATGTTGTTGCACCCTGCTTCTAATACAAACTGCACTCCCCACATACCGCTTGCCGTTCACGGTGTTGCGTATTTGGTAAATCCCGCTTGCTTTGGTCATAAAACCACCTTCTCCACATGCACCAGTTTGCCGCCTTGCACGTAGCCCTTGAGGCAGCCGATCTCGGCCGGCTCGTAACCGGCGATCTCGCCGTAGCCGATGGCCCGCTGGCCGGGTTTGGAGTACAACTTGAGGAACGAGCCGCTGCAGCCGTAGTACCGCGCCTCGGGCGGGATGTAGTCAGCGGTCTGGTTGGTGTGGTGGCGGCGCTGCTGCTTGAGGCCGCTGCGGGTGTTGGTCAACATGATCTCCTGATCGACGGTTGGCTCCACGATGAGCAGCTGGTGGGCGTGCCCCATGGAGTTGTAAATACAGTCGGTGTGCTTGAGCGCCATCAGCTTGTTCTTGAGCGCCGCCTTGCGGTTGCCCTCACGCTGGATGGGGTCTTTGGCCCCTTTGGGCAGGCTGCCACGCCCGTGCCACAGCAGGCACTTGTGCAGCACCTTGCCCTTGTGCGTGGGGATGAACTTGCACACCACCCCGCCCCACGGAACCCCGAGCGCCGTGCAGATATGGTGCGCCACGTCGAAGGTGTTGATCAGGTGGTATTCGTGGTTGCCCACCATGTAGGTGATGAAGCGGTCGCGCACCGGCGTAACGTCCTTGATAAACTGGTCTGCATGGTCTTGCGGATTGCGCCAGCCGGCGCGCACGTCGGCGGACACGGTGGCGTAGCGTTTGTCTCCGGGGGTGACACAATCCACCCCGTCCCCTTTGTGCCAGATGTAGCGGTCCGGCTTGGCTTTGACCTGGGCTATCACCTCCAGGAACGCCTCGCGGTGGCAGTTGAGAGGCCCGTAGTGGGCGTCGGATGTGTCGTAAAATTCGTAGTCAAGCGGCATATCACGGTAGATCAACTCCATCGAGCCATCCTCCTGATTTCATCGCACCCGCAGGTCAGCAGCCCTTTGCGGTCTTCCGGCAAGGGCTTGCCACACTCTACACAAAGGCCTTCGTCGATGTGCTTCTGCCTGGTCTTGGCGCGCTCAACGGCGTTCGCTCGCAGGTGGAAAGGGCAGTATTGCAGCGACCCTGGAGCAAGGACGGCGCCGCACATGACACATCGCCCTTTCGCCCGTTGTTTTTGTCGCCACCTGCGGTTGCGTTGCAGGTGGGCATCTGCACATCTCTGGCAAAAGCGTCGGTTGGGCCGGGCCTTTTCCCCGCACAGCACACACAGTCCGTGCGCCAGCCGGAAGGCGACCCGCTCTGACGGCATCTCACGCCTTGCCCTTGACGCGCTCGACGGTGCGCATGGTGCCAAACCCGAGCAGTGCGCCGAGCAGGGTAATCAGGGTCTGCATCTCCAGCGTCGGCATCTCGGGGATCACTACCGTCGAGCCTGTCAGCAGGCAGATAACCTGGACAGCCCAAGGCAGCAGCAGCCGCAGCAGGAACTGATACCCGCAGGCCACGGCGCACACCCAGCCGAGAAACGGGCGCCACCCACCTTTGTAAAGCGAGCCGCTGGCGGCGTCGATCTTGTTGATCTCCACCTGTCCCAGCCGCACGTCGCCTTCGAGCTTCTGCGCGGCGGCCTCCAGGGCGTCAAGACGCTCCAGCTGCGCGGCCATCTGCTCGGATGTCAGTACCTCCTTGCCGGTAAACGCGGCCCGCAGGTCTTTGGCCATGGAGCCAATGCCGGTGGCCAGCCCCTCAACCCCGCCTTTGGCCAGATCGGAAAAGAATGACATTATGCCCTCTCTTTCTTGAAGCACTGCTCACATTCGGGGGTATAGGCTTTGCCGCACAGGATCTTGCACTTGGCGGTGGTTTCCTCCAGCCCCGTGCAGACGGTAGCGGCGCAGATCAAGGCCCCTTTACCGGCGGCGGGGCAGTAGCCGGTCGCGCTGTTTGAGCACCTGCCCCACGGCTCGCTCATATCGCCCCCTCGATCTGGATGTGCGGGCCGTCCTTAAAAGTCACCCAGTCTCCGCCCCAGGTAATCTTCAACCCGTACTCGTCGGCGGCCTGCTTGAACGCCTGTGCCACCTGCTGATAGTAAGGCATCTCCCAAGTAATCTTGCCGTCCACGTACACGGCGAAGTCGATGGCCTCGCCCTTGAGATGGCGGCTGTGCAGCGTGGTAGACTTGCCCTCGGCCAGCAGGCGCTTTTGGCGCTCCAGCGAACGCAGCCCCTCGGTAACGCCGAAGTCGTGCGGCGACAGCGACAGGGCGCGGTAGGTAATCCCGATCAGTGAGGGGTGTACACCCTTGAGCTTGTCAATGCTGCGTTTGCCAAATCGGAACATCTCACTCCTCCTTGTACTTATGCACACCGCTGCCGGTCAGGACGTGGTGCTCAGTCTCCAGCTTGGTCAGACGGTTGTCGGTATGGGCCATCCACTGCTGCACCTCGCGGGTGGCGGACAGCAGCCCGGTCTTGACCTCATCCAATGCTTGGGTCAAGGTAACGATGGTGCGGTTGAACAGCGACTCCTCCTGCTTCTTGGTCAAGCGGTACTGCCAGCCGAGCACACCGAGCAGCAACACGAAGCTGGTGCCCGCCATCCCTGCCAATGTCAAGACGACCTCTGGGTTATTGGCAATGAATGTCTCCACCGCCACCTCCTTGTGTGACGGGCTACAGCCCTATTGCTAACACAATAACTGCACCGACCGTCCAGCCGGCCAGCCCGGCGAGGATGTCGTTAATGTCTTGCGTGCCTTTGCGCACCAGCCAAGTCGGCACCCACGGCAGCTTTTTGCGGATAGTAACTGCGTGGCAATCGACGGCTTCTTTGGCGATCAACACCGACAGCGCGATGGCCAGCGACGCCCAAAACGAGAACGGGGCGATAAGCAAAGCAACGATCAGCCCTGCCAGAGCATGGTATACCTTGTCTTTTTGAATCACCATAACGTCCCTCCGATGCCAATGAGCCAATAGTAGTGCCGCTCCATGCCATGCCCGCCCCATGATCGACGATCCACAGGCAGGTAGTACTCGGTAAAGCCGTGCAACCTCTTGGGCCCTACCTCCAGCCGCTCGGTGATGCCTACACGCACAGTCTCAATATCCCAGTCACTGCCTTCCCAAGCGTCGGGGATGCCGTGACCGACCTGATCCGGGGTGCGCCACGTCTGGCAGCCCCACATGTCGATCTGTACCTCGTTGCGCAGGTACTTGAACATGACACTGGGTTTGATCTGCAGACGATATCGCGCTACTTTGTCCCCGACCACCGGCTCGTTGTGCGGTGGAGCGAGGGTCAGGTTGTACTGTACGTTGGCATGCTCCTTCAGCCAACTTCCGGCCACGCTCATGGTAGGAGTTAGTAACAGCAACAACAGCCCAAATATGACAGCTTTTCTCATCCTCACCTCCGTCAGACAAACGACGCGAACTCGTTGAGGTACATTCTGCGGCAATGGCCTTTGTCGATAAAGTCCAGCAGCCGCGACAGGGCGGCCTGTATCGGCCTGCGCCACGGGATCTCGCCGCCGAACCGGGACTGCATGTAGCCAAGGTGGGCACTGATGGTGGTCTTCTTGCCACCGAACCACTTATCCTGCGCGTAGATGTCCATACGCACCAGCCACGCCCACAGTCGCTTTGTCAGTTGCAGAGATTCTGTCATGGTCTGCCTCTTCAGAAAGTGTTACGCAAACCTCCCGAGGTATACCGGCACGGTTGCAATCACGTTGCCTTCGTCGTCTAAAATATCCTGCGTGCCGGTCTGGAAATATTCCTCAACGTAAGTCGTCTCGCCGGTTTCGGGGTCGGTGCTTTCTACCCTATCCTGCCCGTGCCATTCTACCCGCAAACAGGCGATGTGCTCCCCGGTTATCTCCTCGCCCATCAGGTAATCAAGCGCCATAGCGATGTGCTGCGCAACACGGATGCGGGTATAACCGCCGCCGAGAACGGAATTGTTCAGCGCAAAGAAGTCTTCTATCTTCTCCGCGTCCGGCCTAGCACCCTCTCCGAACAAGTCCATGACTTCCTGTGCCGCTTCCTTAATCGTCGTCTTAATCTGCGCGATTATGGTTATCATGCGGCAATCTCCAAATTCTCAAGATAGGTTTTCGGGTCGTTTGTGAAGTACGGCAGGAACATCTGGTAGTTCCCCACAAAACGGTTGCCATCGTTGCGGCTGCCGATCTCAAAGGTGCTGGTTATCGGCGCATCCTGCGTGTTGGCATTGGTCGACCATGCCGTCCATGCGCTCCACGCCACACCGAGCCAGGAACGCACCCGGATACCCATGCCGTAAGTGGACGACAGGTAGACTTGCCACTGGAAGGGAACGCCTTTTACGGTAGTTAGAGCTACAGACGCAGTTTGATGTACGCCAGCGATGGTTTTATACAAGATCAAAGATGTGCCTGAAATATGGCTAATACTCAGCATGTTATTGGCATCAAGCAGGGACCCCATTACTACACCGCTTTGCCCACTAGCCCCCGGTATAACCTGCCCCATCAAGGCCAAATTATTCCCTCTTAGCACCCCTGCCGATTGTCCCACCAAGCGGGTATTCGGGCGGGTAACCGTAGTTGCTCCGGTGTAAATTGGAGGCGTGGCGTATGCTCCGACTTCGACCTGAACGTGCGTTAGAGTGTCGGCCACCGTGCAGGTTAGCGTACCGGCTGTGGCAGTGACAGTTAACGGGCTTCCTTCCGTAGCCACTCCCGTGGCAGTGCCGCTTAATGTAACGCTGCCGCTACCTATCACCGAGACGGTGTACTGCTGCGCCGTAGTGGTAATGTTCTGCGTGACGGGGGTTTGAGAATTAAGGAAATAGTTCGTACTTGCCCCCCACAAGGCTATACGTGGGAACTCCGTGGGGTCGGCGTCGGTGTAAAGTTTCTGCCCTCGCACAAGTGTGGAGGCGTAGAGGTCCGCGCCTTCGGTGTCGGTGTCGAGCCATTGGGGGATGACTTCGCGGACGGAGATGTTGTCGATGACGGGAGAGGTTGCGGTATTAGCAGAGTAAAACCTTAGGAGCGTATCTGTGTAGCAAACCAGCTCTTCTGTCTTGACACCAAGTTCAGTATTTGCAGCAGCAGCAGTTGCCCCAACCTTTACCAAAACGCCATTGCTTTCAGCAGATAGTATTTCATAGGAAACAAAATAGCGTTTCCCGATAACCAAAAACCCTGCAATGATGCCCTGGTTTGCTGTAGAACTAAGTAGACAAACTCCACCGGAAATCGAAGCATTACCTGTCTTTGTCCAAAACCCCGTGTCGGAATTAAACTCCCGGTTTGCCGCATTAGTAATTAACTCCGGCCCCAACGCCGCCCCTTCGGCTACCGTGGTGGCATAGCGACACCCCTCCACTGAGGGTACGTCCGTTACTCCAGCCCGCAGCACCGCGTTGGCGTCTGCGGCGGTGACCGGTCCTCCGGTATACAGGTAGTTGCGCACGTCCATGCCGTTGAAAAACGGGCGGATGATACGCCAGTCCGCATTGCCACGGCGCATGCCGTGGTTGTTGTCTACTCGGAAGTTAAGCGTGCGCATGGCGACCCCTTAGTAGCTCAGGTAGAATTTAAGCCCGGAGTCGGTGCCGATGATGGCCATGTTGTGTCCCGCCTGCAGCACCAGCGGCACCAGGGTATAGGCCGGGATGCGGTGAGAGGTGGCCACGGCGGCGGTGGGATCAGCCGCGCAGCTGTAGGAGAAGTCCTCCTCGGCCCAGAACTGCACCACCTGGTCCTGAGAGAACCCTGCGGTGAACACGTCCTGACTGGCGGCGGTAAGGGTCTTGACTACAGCCTGGCTGTCGCCGGCGCTGCGCATCAGGGCAATGGGGGCTCCATTCAATCCGGGAAGGCTCTGCATGATATGCTCCTCTATGGGGAAGGTGTTATATACTTATATTGACGATCACCTGCGTGGCGTTGGTAGAGTCCTTCTTCTCCTCCTGCGGCAGCAGGCGGCCCCACGTTACCACGGACTTGATGCAGTCCAGCCGCACACCGGCGGGGGTGTCGGGAGCGTAGACCATGCGGTCCAGCTCCTCCAGATAGGTCTCGGCCTGCACCCGCGCCTTGGAGGCGAAACTCAGCCCGTCCTCGCGCACCTCGCGCATGGTCATCGCCAGCTCGCGGCGAAAAGCCGGCACCTCGGACAGGGTGTTGAGAGCGTCTTCGGTCAGATCGTAACGTTCCAGGATAGCCGGAATGTCGTCGATCTCCAGCGCCAGATCCACCACTAGGCGTGGGTCCCACGGGGAGGTCTTGGATGAACGTAAAGATTGAGGCATGGGGCTGCCACAGGCGGGGAGGTCAACCGCTGTGTCGGGTGGGCACACCCCTACCTCCAAGCCGTCAAAGGCAAAGTCCTCGTTCAGAAGGTCCGTGGGCGTATAGTCGTGGCTCATGCGCGACAGCGTATCAAAGTGTTGCTTACCTGTCAAGGGTGTGTAGAAAAGTTACACTGGTGGTGAGGTCGAGAAATTGTGGGTCGAGGGGTTGACGGGTTTTTGGGTCGAGAAATTGTGGGTCGA